ACTTTATATAATTTTTCATATTTTACACGATCAGCATGATACTCACAATACTCTCTCATCACCTGATCAATTTTAGCTTTACGTCTAGCTGACATATAATTATATATATCAAACATTATCTTTAACGCACGTTCTCCCATAATTCTAAATCTATAACTTCTAAGTCTATCTTCAGCACGTTTTCTAGAAAATGGTGCATTGCCTTTAAAAAAATCATTTAGCTTGTGAATGACATCACCATCTGTCATCTCAACTTGAATGGTTGGATATAATCTTCCTGTTTGATTTTTTGAATTAAAGAAACAACCCTCGCCTTCAATAACGCCTGCAAAATATGCAAGGTTATTTTCTTCTGATTGATTTTGTTTCCAAACTGATGAGGGTACCTGGATTAAGTTTGAGTCCTCTTGGTTGAGGTCCTCTTTTTGGGGGTGGGCCAAATTTTTTACCACCACTAAGCCCTTTTCTTTTTTCCCTTTTCGACACCTTTAATAGTACCTTTGTTTTTAGAAGCGTAAAAAATCTTTTCACCTCTTTTTTTGCCATATTCTTTTTTCATGGCTTTCATTATTTTAGATCCTTTTTTTGTAAGTGGCATTATTTGTTCCTCATTAGGTTAAGTTTTTCTTCAGCAATATCTAAACGCTTGTCTGAAGCTTCATCTTGTTGTTGAAGTCTGTCATACTCAAATTGTAACTTCTCGTTAGCTCTCATATTCTCTTGCTCCATCTTCATTTGAGTTTCTCTTTCTTTTCTTTGCATATCCATAGCACGTAAATCAATTTCTTGTTGTTTAATTCTAACAAGTGGGTCTTCTTTATTGCTACTTGCCATTTCTTGTCTAACTAGTTCTGCTGTAATCTCTGCTGCAGCAGTTGCAACTGCATTATCGAATGCAACTTGGAAAGCTTGTGGGTCTTGTTGTTGTAAATTTACTAAACTTGGGTCTTGTGCAAACTGTTCTCTAACTTCTTTCTGTGCTTTGAAAGAAATATGATCAGATATGTGTGATTGTAACAATGCATACACCATAGGATTGATCTGAACCATTCTAGAAGCCATAAATGCCATATGAGCAGCTATGTGTGCGTCATGATCTTGGTATTCAAACGCAGTTAACAGCTTCATTTGCAGTGCTCTAGCATTTTCTTTAGCTGGATCTTGTGGTTGAGGTTGTTGAGGCGGTGGATTTAACAAAGTTTCGATTTGTTTTGTTCCTAATGCTTGATAAACACGTCTGTAAGCTTCGTGAATGTTGTGAATTTGCGGATTTGTCTGTGCAATTTGTAATTGTGTCTGTGCTAACGTCACTCTTTGAGCCATAGACATAATATTTGGATCCGCAACAGGTAAAATATCTACTCTTTGATCAAAATCTGCTGATTTAATTTGTCTTGGGCCACCATAAACATCATAAGGATACTCAGGTGGAAGAAATTCTGCACAAATTCTTGCTAAAATTTTAAATTCTACTCTCATTGCGTAGTAACAACGCTTGTGAACACCACTCATCACACGACTTCCACGCTCCATAAGTGCTATTGTAGTGCCAACTGCTCTATTTTGAGCATCTGCACCTGTGTCAAACTCAGTTATAGCTGAAAATTTCTGTCCTGCTTGTACTACAAAACCTAAAAGTTGGAATAAAGTACCACTTGGTTCACTAAAAGGTAGATTAAAAAACTGATCTCTAAGGTTTCCACCAGGTGCATCTACGTCTCTAAACTCTCCTGGCTGAATTGGTTGGTCATCATCACGTACTCTTAGTCCTCTAGACTTAAATCCTGCTGGTAAATTCTTCAAAGTACCTGCATCGATTAATTGTCTAAGGGTAATTGTAGCCGCTCTAGATAATCCACCGATTGTGTGAATTAAACCAAAGCCATAAAAACCTAATCCTGGTAAAAATTTGTAGTGTACAAAGTATTCAATTCTTGTGTACGTTGGATCATCTATTCTATAGTTTCTGTAAATAGATAAAACTTCTCCTGATCCTTCATCGATTGTTACAATGTATGGAATCTTGATTGCACCTTTTTGTGATCGCTTATCAAAGTTACCATATTCATCTAAATTTAAATCTACATGCATTTCTAAAACAGTATGAATGTAGTCTGTGTATGTGTTCTTAATTCCTTCTAGTTGATCAATTTTAGAATCTAGACTACTTGTTTGCATTTCAGGTTGAGGTAGTTCTACATTTCTGTAAAAACCTGCAGCCATTTTTTTATTAAGTTCATTCTCAGATGATTTCATAACGTGTGTAATTCTACCTGCGTCTTTTAAATCTGATGCGTAGTAAGGTACTACTAAATCGTTAGCTGGAATAAATTTAGAAACAGGTCTGCCTAAGAAAGCATCGTAGTAAACTTTTTTAAATGTACTTCCTTGTAGTGGTAAGTAATACAACATCTGATCCATGTCCGTTGTATATTCTTCCATCTTCTCCATTAACAAATAGTTCATGTATTCTTTAACACGATCTGATTGTTGTTCGGTGGCCGTTGATCGTAAACCTACAATCTGTGTTCTAACTGGCCCGTCTGATGGAATGAGTTCTTTGTATGCAGTGGCTTGGAATGCCGTAGCAGATTCACTTAACAACGGATGGGTGACACCTGATGCACCTCTAAATGGTTTTGTTTGCTCTGTGTATTTAACACCTAATAAATCTAAACCTTTCTCAATGGCTTCTTCCCATTCTTTTCTAGATTCTTTGTCTTTTTTAAATTCGTCAATAAGTTCAGACCCTAGTCTTCTAAGCACACGTTCATCCATGTCCTCAGCTAGATTAGCATTGAAATCGTCTTCTGGAGCTTCCTCGATTTGTTCTTCTCCCTCAACTATTACTTCAGGAGGCAAGCCTTCTGGTTGAACCATTTCTTCTTCAACTTCGATATTTTCGTCCAGCTCTGTCTGATTGTTATTTTCTATCGCCATATTGATAAGTTATCATACTCTTTTAAAGATATCTACTACTAAACCGCCCTCTCGTTTATACAACTTCTGCGTATACTTCATTGCAGGTTTAACTTCAATAGCAAAAGCATCAAAATATAAATTAGGGTTATTCTTATCCATAAAAGTAGTTCCTTGTATTTGTTGCTCAAAAGCATCTTCGTGCCATACGTCTCTAACTTCTTGATTTCTTAAAGGGTGAGTAGATGGATATCTTTTATCTGTTCTTGTTTTAATATCTTTATAAGGCTTATTAGGATTTGATAAAGAAATTTTAATTGGCCCTGCTTTTGAATCATTGAATCTTGCAGACTTCTTCATTAGCTGTGGCATTACAGCTTCTCCTCTGTTTCTAATACCCTTTCCACTTGCATAACCATAAAATCTTTCATTACCTTCTTTATAGCCTTGTCTGATATGTAATTTGTTAAAAGGCATAACGGCTACGTAATCAACATTCTCTTTAGCCGCTTTGTTCATTAAAAATTTAAGAGCATAGTCTCCATAAGCATCTGATTCTAGTAATGGAAAGTAATCACTTTTACTTGAGCCTCTACCTGCTGAAGTATATAGGTTGTTTAATTTTTTAGATGTATCAGCAAGCTGTGTTGATAAAGAGCTGATTAGTCTGCTGTTACCTGTTTTGTAAGCTTTATCTAAATCACGTATGAGTTCTCCACGTGCGTTGTTTAACATCTCAACTTCTAATTCTTTTTGGAAAGGATTAATTCTTTTTTCACCTTTGAAAGCTTCTTTGGCTGTAAGTTGTTTTGCAATATTCTGATTAGCGTCAGATTGTATTTCATGTATCACTAATGCTTTCTTACCATCAGGTGTATATCTAGTATCATATCTTACGTGAAAGATATTGTTCTCAATGTCTGGGAAGTGACCAAACTTTCTTAAAGGCTCAGAGTTTCCAGGAATAGGTTCTGGTAATGAGAAGACCGTTTCTCGGTAATTGTCTCCACCTTGTAGTGTATAACTTGTTTCTTCTTTGTACTTAACAGGTTTAACATCTGATTTTAATTGTTTGATCATGTCATCAGCTTCGCCCTGTAACTGATTTAATTTAGTAATAAAAGTTTGATCAGGATTAGGTTGTGCTCTTGCTTTTGCTCTAAGTTCAATAATATCTTTAGTTAAATCATCATAAGCTTTTGTTGCACTTGGTATGCTACCTCTATTAATTTCATTTCGTATGGCTCTTAAGTTTCTATCCATTTGATTCAATCTTGGTATCTCAGTAATCTTAGGAGCAATATCTTTTAATACGTTGTAAGTTCTATTATAAATTTTTTCTACAAGTGCAGGAGCCATCGTTGTACCATACTCTGTAGAGACTAATCTGTTTACTGGATTCAATCTAATGGCGTTACCAATATCTTGTGCAGAAAGCTTTAAACCAAATTTACGTGCTGAATCTAAAAGGCCACCTGTTAAATTACCAAACTCATCAAAGTTAGCTAAGTTTGTATCAAACAATTCTTCAACACTAATAGAGGCTTCTTTGCCTGCAAATCTAGAACCTTTATCATAAGTAAATCTTTTAGGTTCTCTAACTGTTTTAGTTACAGGTTCACCAAATACTTTCATCTTAACTTTTCTTGTAGAAGTTAAATGATTCAACCATTCGTCAGGTGTGTATTTACCAGGACCCATCTTCATTGCCCAGTCATAAGTAGAAGAACCAAATAGAGGTTGTTGTCTTTCACCCATCAAAAGATCATCAGTGACCTTTCGTTCCATAACGGCAGGTGTCTGCACATCTTTCTTTGCTAGTTCTCTAGCAGAAAGATTTTTATTTTCTTTTGCGTATGTAATTAATTTTCTACCTTCACCTGTAGCTTTTGAAGGTTCTGGCTTTTTGGTTTTTTTAAGAAGTGACCCTATGCCTCTGAAGATCTTTGTTAGATCGGCCATTTAGCCTCCTAACAAATTTTGGTAGGTTTGTTTTTACCTATTTTAGTTTTAACATAAACCATAGCTCCTGATTTAGCTTTCATGGTTTTCATAGCTTTAAAATCATCTCCCGTGATCTTGTCAGGTGGAGGAGCCATTCTTGCAATCTTTTTTTGTTTAGGAG